CAGCAGACTACAAAAATGCCACAGACAACCTCTCGGCAACTCTCTCTCGAGAGATCATGAAGAGGCTGCTTGGCTCTTGCAGTTACGAGGCTCGTGCGTGCCTAGCTCTAGGCGCACATGAGGTGAATTACCCACCGATTACGACAATGATCCGGCTCGGAAGCTGGATTATCGACGTTGATGGTAACCTGTGTTACGTTGATGAAAAATGGATCACGGACAATGTGAAGAACTCAAGATGTCGAGAGCTCGCTCTCCTCGGGAAGGAGTTCCCCTTCACTGTTCGTCTTGCCCCAGCTTACCAATCTAATGGCCAGCTAATGGGTAGTATAGTATCCTTTATCATTCTGTGTCTCGCTAACGGCGCAGCTCTTGACCTCTACCAAAGAGACTCTAAGAGGAAGTTCACCTTTCAGCAGTATCTTCGATCTGCTTTGATTAACGGTGATGATCTCCTCTCTGTAGTCGATGGTGACCAAGAGCTGACGCGTTTCAAGGATCTCTCCGGTCGTTTAGGTCTTGACCTTACGATTGGAAAGAGTTATATCCACGACACATATGCCAACATCAATTCCACTGGTTACCACTATAATCTTACGGGTCTCCAGAAGTACGATCTCCAGAAGCACGACTATTTCTCTGAGTACAAGCGATCTGACTCAGGAAATTATTACAAAGGCGTGCCTTCCCAGGTCCCGAAGTTTCACGACGGTCGACCTGGTCACCTACCCACCCCCGTAGAGATTGATTTCTTCAACTCCGGTCTATATGCTGGGAAGCACAAGGTGATGGAGAGAGTGGGTTCAACCTCTGAAAACCCTGATGTTGTGGAAGATCCTGATGAGTACACAACAGAGAACCATGACCTCCATGTCTTTACACTCGAGCCCCTCCCTCCTGGGGCCAGAAAGCTTTACCACCGCTTGAAAAGGCGTGGGTTTAAGCTGCCCGAGGAGGGCGACCGCCCCGTGTTTGCTATTGCCAACCGGGTAGTTGCGGGAGTTCCCGATGACATGAAGCTGAAGATAGAGAAAGAATTCCATCAACGCATCCGTGATGCTGGTGAGGATATCTACTTCTACAAAGACAGCCAGACCCACTCCAAGTGGCGATGGGCCCGTCGGAACCATCGTGTTCCTATCTCAGCCGGAGGCCTTGGTCTCTTCCAGGGTTCACAAGCTCGCTACCGAATCAATAAGACCCAGCGCCAGCTCGCTCGTCATCTCAGACTTCAGAAATCTGAGTTCGGTAGCACTATCGAAACGCAGTTGCCTACTAGGCGGCAGCGTCGGCCGGATGTCCAAACCGCGCACCACTTCGTTGGAAAGACTGAGAAAGACTTCACTCTTCCATCTTTCGACGGAATTAAGAATACCCGGACATACGGCCCCGTCACCTCTCTCATCCCTTGTGGTGGGCCTGCTCACGTCAATGTGCCACTGGTGCATGATGAGGATAGGTCTGTTTACCTGGAGACTGCAGATGAGGTTCTGAGTCAGGTAGAGCCTCTTGATAAGGTTACCTATAGAAGCAACGACTTCCAGCTCCCAGTCGACCCCCCTTCCGCTGTCTCTCAAGACTGCTTTCGAGGTCGGTTAACTGGGTCCTGTAGGGACTGGATCTATGATGGATTCGACTTCCTGAACTCAGAGACGGGTGAGTGCCTTCGAGATCGCTCGATCTTTGAGGAGTACTTTGACGATAGAGATCTTGTCTCGCCTATGTATCCTAAGTCTCAAAATAGGATCATGCCTCCACCAAGTACGTGTGAGGATGCTATCGCACTCTTTGAGAGGCGTAGAGGGCTTCAGAGGAAAGCCGGGATGGTGGTCCCTTGTAAGGCCCGCCCCCGGGAGGAGGATGAACATGAGTATGCTGCGTTCTATCAGCGTGAAGACGGCCTCGATTTCAAGGTCGACGTCTTCGGCTGTACGCAGTTCTAAACCCGCCACAGGGGCCTTGAATGACGAACCTAACGGTGCCAGTGTGCTTAATAATTCCGTACGAAAGTCTAGAGACTGACGGTTCGAGCAATCTCAAGCGATCAAGGTAGACAGTCCGCTACGGCGGCTCCCACGAAATGGCAAGAAAGAAATCAGAGGTTAACCTTCCCACCAAAAAGGCCCCGAGGTCCCACGCAAGGGCCAAAGCTATGAGCCACAGGCCTAGCACGACAAACCTGGGCAACGGTCTTCGGACCGCGCCCCTCAACATGTCCACGAACATTCGAAAGGTTGTTCCTGCGACAACCCGCGTCCGTGGAATGGACATGGTCTCAGACCTATGGGGAGATGCAGAGTT